AGTTACATTTCTACCAGCACCTAAATTAATGTTACGAAATGCTGACACGGTAAAGTCATTGTTTTGAGCATCAAATGTAATCCTATCTGAAAACATTATTATTTGGTCAAAATCAGTTTGCTGTTCAGCAGCTTCTTCAACTTGACCAAAGGACATGTTAAATATATTTTCACCATCATCATTACCATGACCAATAAAGTAACCAGGATATTTGTACTCATTACCTATGTTTGGAAAGGGTAAAGTTTCTCTTCCCAATCCTATGACTCTATCACTTGACAGCTGATTATAATTATCAAAGTAATCAGGTATCCTACCTAAAGACAACAATCCCATTATAGAACCATTGTTTCCATTCAGATTATTATTTCTAATTATACTATAAGGATTAATAAATCTATATCCAAGTTGAAGTGAATTACCATGCCTCCCCTCTAATGTCAAATCAGATACATTAGACTCAACCTCAGCATCAGAACCTACCTCACCTATGCCAGTATCATAAGGTCTATCTAATAATATATTTTTTATTTTGTTTACTTTGTTTATTGCTCTTTTTACAAAGTTTACATTATAACCGTTTTCATCATCCTTTCTATCATCCAATACTATTCTGTTTGGATTTAAATTTGGATTATATAAATGGTCTGGACTATAGTTGGGATTATTCAAAGTGTTTAGAGGACCTAAATAAAAAAATATACTTCCTATTTGAGTATATAATACGCTGTCTCCACGAGAAATAGAATCAGCAAATCCACGTAGTAATGGTTGTGCTAGATAAAACTTCTTAACGTAATCAGATGGTAAGTTTATATCCTCTGAGTCTGTTGGTGATAATAAAATACATTGACTAACATCAGATGGAGCTCCATATACGGGATAACCAAATGAATTCAAATCATTGGCATCCAACACTACTTTTTGTACGTGACCGTGATGAAACTTATAACCAGACTCTATTATCGAATCTTGATTAACCTCACCTATTACATTTGTACTTTGTGGATTTACTCTACTGGACACGTTAATTACCTTTTGGTCTTAACTTTACAACATCCTTAGTTAATTCATCTGATTTCTTTTGTAAATCACCTGACATATCCTCTAAAGCATTCATCAACTCTTCCTTTTCATCCTCACTTAATAAAGAGGTCTCTTCGGTAACGTCTGCTTGTTTGTTCATGATTCTTTGGATTACCGTGGCTAGTTTCAAAAGGTTATCATCGTTCTTGACACCAACATCCATGAGTTCTTTTAGTATGGGTCCTACAATGGCTATGTCTTCAATGCCTTGTATGTAACCATGTACCTCTTGGACTAACAGGTCAATCTGAGTCTTTTTTAACTTAGAATTCTCGTATATCTCTTGAGATAAATCAGAGAAGTTTTTATCACCGAATATTTTAAAGTCTTTTTCCATAACATTCTAATAATAAATATAGAATGTGAGAAAAGTTACAAGGAGCCTGTATAATTTAGATTATCAAGGTGCCCTTTAAGCAAAACTTCTTCTTGTATTTTGGGATATATTTTACGAAATACGTTGGATATTTGAGTTATTTTGGATGTTTTGACATCGGTCATCTCTCGTATCATGATGTATAGGGCTTTCTTATTGAAGTTATCAATCTGATCTTTGTTCTTACATAGAAATAATATCGACTCCGCCACTCGTTTGTCGTTTTCTTTGGGGAAAAGATTATCTAAATTATCATTAAAGTAATCAACGGTTTTGTTAAATACTTCTGTGGATACTTTTTTTTCTATGTTGTCATCATAATTACCCTTGTCGTATAGAACATCGATGTTGTCGTGAATTTTTAATTTCTTGTAGTTTGCATTATTATTCAATATCAAATAGTTTTTAGCAATAATACTAAAGTAACTAAATGCTTTAGAACCACGAGTCTCATCGAACTTGTGCATGTTGATTACAAGGTTGGATACAACTTCCTCTTGTAAGTCTCTAAATGGATAATCAAAGTAACTAAACTTAAATGTATTAATTATGTTTTCAGCTAGCTTCATGAAAGCTGGATGAATTGTTTCTGTATAAATCTTATGTCTGAATGCTATGTCATCCGAGTGATTGTATTCAACTATAGCATCGTGTACGGGTGTACCAAAATATATTTTACTTTTTTTCTTACGCTTCTTTTTTACTGGCATCGTCAACCTCTGTTTCAAATAATTGTTCTAATTCATTACCAAGTTGTTTTAACTCTGTAAAGAAAAAACCAACTTCATCATCGGACTCAAAGGTCCCTTTATCGTCTATTGTTTTAAGTTGAATATTTATTAATTCTACGGTTGAGCTTATTTTTAGTATTATTTGTTCGTAAGCATTAATTCTTCTTAATGCATAAAAAATGGTTATGAGTAGGAATAAGGATACTACCCCTAGTGATATTGTGATGATTAAATGTAACAATTAAGATTCGCCTACAATCTGATTCATTAGTTCTTTTTTATCTAATTCCTTGATTTCGGCGTCATCTATTATTTCTAATACTTTACTTTTCATTTTATCATAAATCTCCATAGTCTTTGCTACTACTTCGGATTCATCGTATCTTTCGTCTTCTACGACATCGATGATGTCATTAATAAATGTGTTAAGTTCTAACATTCTTTTTTTAATTTGAAAGATGTAATCTTTTTGTTTAGCCTGTTCATTCTCTAAACTATCTAAACGAACCATCATTAAATTAATGACATCTATGATTTGATTTTTTGTTATCTCCATATTCATAAATAGATTATGGCAATAGAAAAAAAGAATATTTAATAAATATCCATTCCGATATCGCCGAGTGTTTCAAGTTCTTCTCTACCATCACAATCAGAATAATCATCAGTACCGATATCCTCTAAGTCGGACTCGTTATAATATTCGAGATTAACTCGTTTATTTTGTTGATAATTAGGATCTGTTTTCATTGTTTTCTTATCAAGATGCCTCATTTGTTTTAAGTCAGCGTCATCCAACATGAACTGTGACAAGTCTATTTTCTTTTTCATGATTTATACCTCATTGTTATTATTAGTTAAATTTATGGGCAAGGAAGAAAGGAAATAAAGAACCTTGCCCTTAAAGAACCTTTTTCAAGATTCAAATTCTTTTTTGAGTGATAACCTTTTAGAATATCCATAGTAATATACACATATTTTAAAATAATGTCAAGCATTATTTTTTCTATCTTGTTTGGTTTTTTCTTTGTGACATGGTTTACATAGCGTTTGCATGTTATCCAACCAGTAGTAACTCCAATCCAATTCCTTTTCCGTTCTACCCTTTTGTTCCATCAATGGTTTAACGTGGTCTAAATCCCAACCACGTCTTGTACATTGTTTACCACAACCTTCACACTTTCCTCTGTCTCGTAACCATATGTGTTTTCTTGCTTCACCAGAGTGGTAGATTATCATGTATTGAGTGGCACACTTTTCGTGCCAGGTCTTTCTTGTATTATGAATACCATTCTCAATAATCTTATCACCACACCAACGGCATATCCCCTTTTCGGAAACATAGTAAGAATCAGGCTTGGGTGGTTTTCTAAAGTCACCATCCCATTCTTCCTTTTCTCTACCAAAGGTGTGTTTATGTCTTCTACCAAATCTGCTTAAAGGCATTACTTTATATCATCTCTGTATAACCAAAAGGTTAATCCTAATATTAATGCTGTAATTATTAATCCTAATGTAATTACTGGATCCATTATAACTCCTATTGTTGTATTGATTTAATAAATTGACTTTCGTTTTGTTTCATGTAATGTTGAATAACAAATGCCTCAACCACATGGGTAAAGAACCAAAAGAATGTGAGTAGTGGCACAAATATTCTAAAATCTAATTCTAAGTATCCAACACCAAACCAAGTTAAAAATATCATACCTATGGTTTTAGTAAGGAATCCCATACCAGTAAATCCCAATGACATTAAATTACCTCGTTGTGTAACCACATATAATCCAATAATAAGATGCATTAAGTTTAAGAATATGGGTGCTAATATACCTAATAAAAAATATTCAATCATGTCATCTTGTCCCATTGAATTAAAATAAACATTGACAAACAAAGTATAAAAATATAACCTATCGTAAAAAATATAAATTCAATCATTAGAAATTACTATGAACCCTTTTAACATAAAAGTTATTCTTGATATACTT